TTTTCAAACAAATTACTAAAATAGCTGATCAATTTAGTGACTATAAATTTATTATGCCAGTGGCTAATAGATACAAAAATTTGGCTAACACAGTAAGAAAAAATATGGTTTTTGTTGATTATATACCAAACTTAGGCAAAAGAATACAATCATGCGCTGCGCTAATAAGTTATGCTGGCTATAACACAACAATGGAGGTTTTAAAATCAAGTGTACCAACAATTTTTGTTCCACGGCAAGATGGTCAAAAATTAGAGCAATTTGTTAGATGTTATGCATTTGAGCCATACGGTTTTTTTAAAGTTTTAAATAATCAAGAGTTTAATAAGTTAGACGTAGTATTAAATGAAGTCCTCAATAGTAAACCAAACAAATTCACTTTTAATATGGACGGAGTTTCAAATTCAGCAAATGAAATCAGAAAAATATACAAAAGCTAGAAAACAATGGAAACAAGATCAAATTGATTCTGAGTTAATAAGAATTAAGAAGCATTTTCAAAGGGGTGATGTTGAAAATCTCTATAGATTTATTTATGTTAGACATTCTTGGATCTATAAAACTATCCTTGATCAAAAACTTAAACCAAGATTAAAAGTAGCAGATAAAATTTTACTTGTTGGTTCTGGTATGTACCCCTATTCATTGCTTGATATGTATAAAAGATTTCCTGACAAGAATTATTATGGTTTAGAAATATCAAACAGTTTTTGTAGTCTATCAAAAAAGATAATATATAAAACACCTGCAAAAATTAATATTATTAATGCAGACGCGTTTGAATATGATTACAGTGATTTCGGAATAGACGACATGATATTTATTTCGTGTGATGTTGAATCAGAAAAAACTATTGAACAGATTGTAAAAACAAGTAGGGCGCAGTTTTGGATCTGCGCCCCGTATGAAAAAGTTTGGATGTTTAATTTACTATCTAAGTGATCTATATAGTTTTTTCATTTTTATTTTTTCGCGATTTTTCATCTTACGCTTCTTGCGTTTTTTTATTTTCGGCATCGAGCGTTGAAAAACTTCAGGGACAATCATTTTACTTTTACAGTTTTAACTGTTTGAGATGCAGGATTTTTTACCTCTTTTACAGTTATGTTATGCCCCGTGCGATAATATTCTAAGGTCTCACGCTTCACTTTAGGATCATACTCTTCACGAAGACCATATCGATTGTCACCGATTGGTTGAACCTTAGCTTCTCCGAGACCACTTCCATAAGAGGTTCTAGCCATTTTCACTCCTTAACGCATGTCTTTGATGACTTTGCCACCCATACCGCGTGTTACGTCTTCTTTAGCAGCAGAAACGTTACCGTTCATAGCTCCGCCAGACTTCGGTCCACCTGAAGTCTCTGGTGTACGATAGTTACCCATAACTTTAGTGGCTTGCATGTGAGTAGTGTAGTTAACAGCTTTACCTTTTTTACCATAAGAACCTAAAGCAGTATCTGATGGATATCCAGCAGATGCCATTCCTTCTTTTGGTTGTTTAGCTTCTTTTGAAATCATTGCCATGATTATCTCCTTGTCCTAAATTATGAAATCAGTGCTAAGACTGTTTCTGTCATATTACCTGCGTTTGCAGCACCTGCAGTAGATGCGCGAACTGTTGCTACGTGTACAGCACCGAGGTTATCAGTACCACCACCAGGTGTGTAGTATGTATTTGCAGCTGTATTAAGCTGTGAGAAACTGATCTCTGAATTACAGTTAGACACAATTGCTTGGTCAACTTCAGACATATCACAGTACTCAACTACGAGGCCTGGAGCACCAGTTGCTGCTGTTGATATCAGGTTAGCACACTGATTAACACCATGCTCGTTGTTTGAAAACTTACAGTTAATAAAGTGCAGTTTTACAGCAGTGTTACCATTTTTTGTAACACAAGCTTTACCACCTGTTGAGGAAGCAGTTGAACCCCTAAAGTGCATATTTTTAAATGTGATAGTTCCTGATGAAGCATCGTTAATAACCATGTCACCATCGATGATGATAGAGTCACGATCACCCATACCAACAAATGCATAGTTAGTCGCGGTCAAACCTGAGTTAGCAGAGTATGAACCAGGATAAAGATGCACTTCGTTTCCACCCTGTGTAAGGGCGGCAGCAGGGATATCATCAATTGAGGCTGCAAAACCGTCAGTTCCGCGTTTATCGATAATTGCCATTATTTTCTCCTTAAGAATCGATTTGTGATCTTATTGTCACAAAGTTTTACATATATGTCAAAATTTATTTTTTACGTTTCTTCCCTGCTGCGCTGAGTGCTATCGCTACTGCTTGGCGGCGTTGGGCTTCTTTACGTGTGATACCTTTACGTTTGGCTAAAGTGTTAACTCCTTTAGCACGAGCTTTTGAAGGTTTTTTCATTAGCTCCTTAATATTACCTGAAATTGTTTTTTGAGATTTACCGCGTTTCAGAGGCATGCATCATCTCTCTAACAGATGGGGGTAGCATATCATCATCAGAAGACATTTCATCACTGTTATCTTCAACGTCCTCATCTTTTAGCTCGGTTGAATATACCAAATAATCTCTTGCCCCATTAATATACGCTGAAGACACTGCGAGTTTATTTGTCCACCATGTCGGAAGCTCTGCTTCTGCATCCTCTGGTAGTGCTTTCATAATGTCTGCAATATCTTCCATAATTGTTTGGCACATTCTGCGTGAAGATGCTACGTCTGTGTGTCCATCTTTTATAATAGTCATTTTTTCTTCCTTAAATGATTTGTTGCTTTGACCCATTTCTCTAAGATTATCCTCCCACCAGCTAATCTTTGGGTCTAGCACGTTTTCATCTATGATCTTCATCAATCTACGATCATATTCCTCTCTAGTTGGAGAGGCTATACCATTTACGGCATCAATTACAAATTGTAGTGTTGCTGCGGCTATTGTAAGACTTGCACATTTACCTGTAACAAGTTGATTTAACTCATCTATCATAATTGTTGGAGAAGCCGCTTTTAATAATCCAACCATATTTTTAGGGACAGTAAAATATAAACTACCTTCTACATAAATTTTCGCGGGGTAAGGGTGTAATTTATTTGTATTTGAATCAACTACCCTAACTAAATCAAACCCATCAATATTTTTAAATGTTACTGAGTAAGCTTCATTATCGCTTGGGTTTTTTTCAACGTATGAGGGTTCACCAAATTTATCGACTAACTTCATTACAAAGTTTCTTGGACCCTCATATTCCCAGTCACCTATTTCAATTCCTCTGTATTCCATATTTACCTCTTAAATCCGATAGGCTTTGAATATTTTATAGGATATCCAAGCTTTCGCTGTTTAGTAATAAATCTTTCAAGAGTAGAATAACCCAATTTTCCAGAGGTGGCAAGTTTTCTAATTTTCTCATTACGGCGAATACCCTGATTTGGGAATCTTAAAAATTTAAATTTTCCTGATTTGAGAACTGTTTTCATTAATTTCCCCATTGATTACTGGCATCTGATTTTTCAATGTCACCAGTGGTTAAGTCTTCTTCTGTCTTTTCTATAGATGAAACAATTTTACCACATTGTGATTTACATAGTTTAAACGATCTTTCGTATCCCTGCAAATAGTTTTGTAGTTTAGTCCAGTATTCGTATGTTATAATTTTTTGTATCGGTACATTGAAACCATTAAACATGCGCTCAAACTTTGGGGGATAATAAAATCTATCATTTTGCTCATCATAATAATGACCACCAGTCCAACAGCACCTGAATACTAATCCCTCTGGAGATATATACCACTTACCCCAATTATCCCAAACACAATGAATTTTTCTCTCAGCTAATTCATACTGTTTAGTTTTTTTAGAGTGAATAAACTTACCAGATTTTGGGGCAAAAACATCTCTTGATGTTTTAACTGTAGAAAAAGTTGTAAACCCTGAATCCTTGGCTAGTTGTTTAGCCTCTTCAACTTGGTGTTTATTATGTTCAAATACAATATATTTCCAGTGAACTTGCGTATTGCCTGTAGCGATCACAGATTTAGCATTTTCGAAAACTTTTTCAAATTTGGTGTTTACGCGATAAATGTGATGGGTGTCCCATAAACCATCTAAATCAAAATTTATAATATCTCGTTTAGTAAGTATATTGCCTACATCTGTCCAAAAATCATTATTGTGGATACCACCATTTGTATGAATTAAAAGCTTTGTATCATGTTCTTTTACATAAGTTATAATTTCACGGAACTGCTTATTCATCACTGAGTCGCCAAAATTTCCATTGATTACTAACCACTCCAAATTTTGCAGTAATTCAGGATTGAAAAGTTGTTTGAAATTTTCAAGCGTAATAGTGTACTTTGCATCGTTTAGATTTACACGTAGTGGCTTCCAACGATGACAGGCTGGACAACGAGCATTACATCTAAAGGTTAATTCAGTTGTTAGTTGTCTAATATTACGCATTAGTTAAAACATGAACTGTGAAAACTACTCCAGAAGGGATAGAGGCCTCTTTAAATTGTATTGTCTCATTTGACGTGTGTAATACATAGTCAGCTGAAGTTTGAAATACACCATCTAAAGTTACATAGGTAATGTTAGATTGATTTGCTACATCTTTACCAATAAAGAACACATTTGATGTTCCCACAGATGTATTGATATTTTGAAAAGGAAGAGAAATTATAGCACCACCTGCTAAAGCAGCAACATTATTTTGAACTATATTAATATTCGCAGTTGTTGAATTAAGGTTTGCATTTAGTCTTGTAAATGTAACAAAATCATTTGAATGCATTACGGTCACATTAGCGACACGTCTCGCTTCGATAGCATCAGAATTTGCATCCAGAGTATTAATATTTGTAGTTAACGCCGCAACATTGTCTGTAATAGAAACATGTAAATCAGTGCCTGTGTACTTAATATTTGCAGCGGTAAGTATGCCTACATCAAGATTACCCGCAGTTACTGGCGATATAGAAGTATTCGTAGATGGATCTTTTGTATCAGAAACCTTGAATGTTCTTGCAGATTCGTCATAGAAGAATGCAGCATTACCTTGGTTGCCTCTATTAAAGAATAACCCAACGTCATCGGCTGGTGTTCCTGTTGCTGAATTGGCTAGCATAATCATTCTATCTTGAACAATCATGTTAACAGAATTAGAGGTTGTTGTATCACCACTTATAACTAAGTTACCAGCTACTATCAGATCGTCATTCATAGTAACTTGCCCAGTGAATGCAGTAGTACCGTCTATAATTGCAGCAACATTAGTTGAGGTTTGATTTATATTAGAATTTAATTGAATAAAGGTAGCTGATACATTAGCTTTTGTATCAAGATTAGTATTTGCAAAGGAACCGAAAGAGTTAATATTAGATCTTACTAAAACAACATTCGCTTCTGCAGCAACAACATTTCCTTGAACTATACTGACATTTGCTGTAGTTGCGTTTAAATTTGCATTAAGTCGAGTCTCAACGGACGCAGAATTAGCCGCACTATCTAAAGCAGCTAAACCGACTGACTCATTTTTAATGTGTCTAGTTTCAATGATGTTGTTTGACAGTTGAGCTGCTGTAATAGCATTTGAACTAACAACTGTACTGGTAACACGGGTAAGTGCCATTTAAACTCCTAATCGTCTTTAGAATCTTCTTCTAATTCCGCAAAAAACTCTGCTAAAAAGTCTTTTTGATCTAAAGGTTTATCATTATCTATATTGTCTAGATCATCTTCATCTTCATCTTCAAAAAATTCTTTTATAAAATCTTCTACTTGTTGATCTACGGACGGGGGTGCTAACAACTCATCATATACTTCTTTTAAACAAATCTTTTTTGTTAAATCAATTAAAAAAGTAACGTCATCTTCATCTATAGATCCTACAGTTAGTCCATCGTCTGTAATCATATTTACTGTTGTATGTTTCTTCTGCTCAAAATAAACAGTATCGATATCATCTCCATCAACCAATTCCTTAAGCTTTGGTTCATGATCAATAATCAATTCTAAAGGAAAGTTTCTAGATTTAATTTCAGCGTTCTTTCCTTCATCATAATTTTTGTAGGCAAAATATGCGTAAGGATTTGAAGTATCACTAACAACACATTTTATGTATTCCATTTTTGTCTCCATTAAGTTTTAATAATATAGTTAACAACACTACTTGGTATAGTTGTAGTGTGAGTGTGTGCTGCTTGAGTTACAGCTGATACAACTGTTACAGAAGATGCATCTTTAGCTGCTGTTGATACTGATTGGCCTGTTGTTGATAAATCACCATCACCATCTGATGCAGTAGTAACAACAGAGCTTGCACTCACTGATCCTGTCTCCGTACCTAGTGTTGAGTTATTTGTACCTTTACCAAGGGGGAATCTATCTCTTAAGTCTGGAAGGTCAAAAGTACTTGAACCATCTCCTGTACCATAAGCTGTGCCTATCGCAGCAAATAAAGAAGCATAAGTTGACCTACTAATCTGTGATCCATCGCATAATAAGTACCCAGTAGGTGCGGAAGAAGCACCAGTCATTATGATTGTGCCAGCAGGTATAAGTGGAGCAGGCGTAGAATCAGGATCATTCTCAATTGAATTCTGACTTAGAGTAGCTGCGGCTAAGTTAGCATAGTTACCTGGAGTCTTCATCACATGAAGACCGTTTAGGGAGGATGTTGCAGCTGCATCTGTTCTATGAACCAGAGCTATATTAGATGAATTTAAAGTGCCTAACGCAATTGTTGTATTTTTAGCTATTGTTGCGGAAACCGCAAGCGTAGAATTAGATTCATAATCGGTTACACCATCAAAAGAATCAGGTGTAAATCCTACCTTTGCAAAATTAATGCGGTCTAAAGAAATACTATTTAAGCCTATCATAGTATTTGTTATGGAACCATTTGTTGGTGGTATACCTATATCTTTTACGCCTGCCATAGC